ACTTTTGTCCCTGCTGGAATGTGCAGTTCTGATAACTGCTCTACCTTTCCATCGGCTGTAACGCCGAACTGCTCTTTTACGAATCCTTTTCTTTTCATTGTTTATAAATTTAAATGGTTAATGTTAATTTGCTGAATATGAAATTCTTCTTACTTTATTGACCGCTACCTTTACCTGCTGCTGAGAACCCTCCATGAATTTAGTTGGCTGTACTCTAAACCTCAGACCTTTGCGAGAGCCAAACAACATATCTGAAGTAGTGATTGTCCTTACCACAGCCCTGCTATTTCTGCTGGTTTCGCCTCCCGTCCAGTTGTCCGTAATAACACCGTAGCCCACAACCTCAAAAGTACCTCCCTCCAGTTCCTTTTCTGCGACAATACACCACGGTGAAGTATAAGATATCGCCATATTACCATCTTCTACCGCCAAATCAAAATCCCAGTCTGTAACCTGATTAATAGCCGTATTGGGAACTATTCTGCCGTTATTCAGAAAGGTCTGCGAAAAGTCATAAGATGTCCCAAACGGCACTTGTGTGTTATCATTTAAGAACGCCAGCTGTTTCTGTATCGCTGCTTCGTCTATATCCTTAGAGAGGTTCAGCACGCCTGTTTCTGTTGCCGAACTGAAATCTGTTGCTGGATTTTTCCCCGCTTTAAATACAACATCCACATAACCAGACTGGTTATATCTGGAAGTATTCTTGTAAAAGAAATTCTCCTGTATGTAACCCGTGCCGTGCTTCAGTTTTAAATAGCAGGCAAAATTGAACTGATTAGAGTGATTGTAGTTTTCCAGTGCTGTTGTTACGCTTTCGGGCAGCTCAACTTCTATAAATACCCCTGCATGGTCGTTTCCATTACCATAATTTGTCAGTGTGGTTTCTCTTAGATTATCTAAAAGAAATTCGGCAGTATCTATGGACAACTGCAAAAAAGATTCTGCAAGGATATTGTCATAATCATTGCTAAATTCTGGATAACCAGACACTTCAAACTCTAATCTTACATACTTATTCCCCGTAAAAGAACAACCTTTGATGTTGATTTTTGGCGCTTCTGCTCCGCCTGATGTCGGGATTTCTTCCCACGCTCCGTTTTTACGGGCGTATTGCTTGTTGTCTTTAGGAGCATCGGAAAGCGTTTTTAACTTGGTATTCCAAGCCTCTACATGCTGCGGTGTCAGTCCTGTAGCATCGGCATTAGCTTTATTGGCTAATTGGTCAGCATCTGCCTTGCCAGAAAGCGTGGTGCTAAGGTTTTGGATTTTGTCCTGCGGTATCAGTTCATCCTTGTGCCAGAAGGAATCTATCCAGTTCCAAAATTGGTCTTGTGTAGGTTTTAAACCTGTTTTAAACCATTGTTTTATTGTATTTATCGCTGTTGCCATAGTCTTAAACTTTAATCAAATCCTATAAACTCAATGAATTTAATAATACGGTACGGAGGCATATTGTTGTGAGGCATATTGCCTCCTGTAAGTCCTGTGTCACCAGGAGCGTTGTTGGCGCTTCCGGGTTTAAACCCTATACCATCGTGTCCATCCCAATGAATGCCGACCGCTTCTGCCGGTGTCAATGTTTTTCCTGAATGACTATGAGCAGGCATTTCTGTAATGGTCAGCTGGTGCGTCTTTTCTCCATCATTTTTAAGCAATTCGCTAAAATCAGCATCGTCTGGATTCCAGCCCAGAGGCATTCTTCCCCTAAGATCGATGCACTCTTTCCAGCCCTCTGGTATAGGTTCGCTGGCTGGTTTCCCCCAAATAGCAATTAAGCCAATCGGCACAGGACTTTTCTTTTCTTCCAATGCTTTAATTCTCCTCTCAAAATCGGCATTCTTTACCCCTTGCTTTATCAAATTATCTACACGCTTAAAATCTTCCCATTTAAAGGTTTTATCGGGTGTAGAGCTTCCGAATGTTACATATCGTGTAATCTCAATAGGTTTAAATGAACCATCTTCAAAAGTTCCTGATACTGCCTCTTCTTTGATAAAGACATTTGCCGAAAGACTTCCGCCTCTGAACTCCAATACTTCTTTGTTCACATAGACCACTCCGTTACTTACCGTGTTCCCTGCTGTTTCACACCCCGAGATAATTACCATATCACCAGCCAAATTCCCAAGCGTGTTAAGGATATGGAAAGAGTTTTGCAGAAAATCCAGATTATTGGTATCCAGTGGAAAGCCTCCTGTTTGTTTGTATCTTACTATATTCATGTTAATATTCTTGTATTTTATAGCGTTTACTTGCCAGTTTATAAAAATCTATTAAGTATTTCATTTCAAATTCATTATACTGCAGTCCTCTCGGAACCAGTACGATAAAATCAACTCCTGTATCGCCATAATCAGCTCTTTCATAGAGATAAATCCTACCCAAAAACTTCGGTTTTTGCTCTCCCCTGGTATAGATGTACTGTCGCTGAAACCTGTTCCCATCAGTTATCTTTATCCGCCTTAATGAAATATCAAACTTATCGTTAAGCGCAGCGCGGAGGTAGCACACCTGCCCATTGTGAGCGAGATTGTAGAGATTAGCGTTTCTATTCACATTGAAATCATCCACAACTTTGATAAGTGGATAATGAAGTGCCCGAAGCCATGCCGAGAGCTTTTCCCTGCGGAGGAAAGTCGGAGTAAGTAAGCTTGTGAGCTTTGGAATATCTAAATTAAACCACATACTCTATATTATTGAAATTCTCTATTTTAAAATACCCACTTACAGGGATTTTCTTAACCTCTATGGTCTCATAGCCGCCATAATCATTCACTCCTGCATCTATCCATTTGCTTTCAGCGAGTATGATATGCGGAATTCTTACGCCCTCTACCTGCTGGAGAGCATCCACCAAGTGTGCTAAAACAAGCTCTCCATCAAAAGGCAGATTTTTCAAATACTCCTTAATCGCATCTTCTACCGGCTTTTTACCCGTTATGATGCTTTGTCCGTTTTCATCCAAAACCAATGGGTCTCGGTAGATTTTCATCTGTAATTTGAGAACATCAGGCAGATAATTGATAACCGTAATTCTTACCCCTGCATCCTTGATTTCGTTCATGTAAGCATCAAAAGAGGCTTTTTGTCCAACAGTGATTGGCTGAAGTTCTCCGCCTTGTTCAGTGGCAATCTTGACAATGAGACGGCTTTCGGTATCCGCTTCTGTTACCGCCGAATATTTGACAATTTTGGAGTTTTCTATTTCATCCTCGGTTTTGCCTGTATTGTTAAACTTGTCAGTATCTGGAATTAAATCAAACCCATACTGAAAGGCTAATGCCTTGTTGCGGTACCAGCGTGCCGTGTGTGGCTTTAGTTGTGTTAAGGCATCTAAAACCTCCACCTTGTGCTGGTCAAATATCTGCTCCAAAGTGTAAATCACAAATGCTGTGATGTACGCCCAAAGCCTCCATATCGCCACCTTGCTGGTGGAGGTCAGCCCTGCAAGAGCAGGCTCTGATTCCTTCGCCTTGATGATTTCGTTGTTGATTTGTTCTATACTTCGTGCCATTATTCTATTAGTTTGGGTTGTAAGCTCTCTATTCGTTGTTTGCCTGCTTCAAAGTATTCTTCGTCTATTTCGGTAGCAATGCCACGCATACCCATATTGTGCACGGCTTCCATACAGCTCATAGAGCCAGCAAAGAAGTCTGCTACTACTATTTCATTCAATGGTTTATCTTTCGGAATAACCAACGCCAAAAGCCGCTCTAAGAGGCGCACAGGCTTCTGTGTCGGGTGAATAGTCTTGTAATGATCTCGAACTTGCTTGATGATTGTTTTTTCGTTTAAACCATTGCTTATATTACTCATAACATACACACACCTATCTCCATTTTGAAGCCCCTTATTTGCTACTACATTATTTTCTTCATTATGCTTTCTTTCTACAGAATTATACTCATAAATATTTTCCTTGATGATACTTTTCTCATTAAGCCCGTTTTGAATACCTGCCATTACAGAAGCACATCTATCTTGTGTTTTAATAACAGAGGAAATAGAAGTACTTATTACATTGTCTTTGTCTGTAGGAACTTTGTTATTTTCCAAAAACTCCAATACCGCATTAAGTGATTTTGTATTCTTAAAAGTTGTTTTGAGTCTCTTTATATCAGTTACAATACTATCTATATCATGCCCTTTCATTTCTAAGTAAGGAATTTTTACCTTATTAATTACCCCCTCCTTTTTTGTAAGTATGGATACTGTTTCATGTATGCGAGACATTGGCATTAACGGACTTGACACATAACTTTTATCCCAAATAACTTCCTCTTTAAATACAAAGCCTAAGCCGTCTAATATGGTATTCCAACGATAGAATGATACGCCACGCCCAAATAGTACGATAAAGCCTTTTTTAGTAAGGAGGCGTTTGCATTCGGTAAAAAACCTGTGCTCATCAAAAGAGCGTTCCAACTTTTGGTTTTTAAGATACAGATAAGGCGGGTCGATGCAAATCACATCTATACTCTCATCGGGGAGGGTTGCCATTACCTCCAAGTTATCGGCATTATAAAGTTGTATATTTTTCATTTTTTCTAACTTACTTTAAAATCTGTTTGAATAACCCAGTATCCAATACCCTCTAATCTTTCTGCCTCTGGAAGCAGAGTTACTGCTGTGGCAGGTTGAAGCCTTTTTGCGGTATAATAATTCAGCACATCGCTGTCTTTATTCACGCTGTCTGGGAGTTTAATTTCAGTCCCTGCGGGTAAATCATCAGTCAGGCTCAACCCATTTGCTACTGCAAGAGCAAAGGTGTTTTCTACTGTTCCCGTGTGCTGTATGGCTATATCTAAAAGGGATTGTAAGGGTAAAACATTAACTTTCATTACTATATTGAGCTGTGATGTTCATTTCTAAATTTTTTCCGATACTGATTGCGTCTACACTCATACCATCAATACTGAACTCCTGCCGTATTTCACGGGCAAAATCATCAGGTTTGTGGGTTTCCAAATATTTTCTTGCACCAACTCCTCGTTTAGGATAGGCTTTAAACTCTCCCTTGTCTGATAGAATCAATAGTTTTTGGTGCTGTGCTGTGCTTTCTCCTGTAGAAAAATCACCATTTTTAAACACTAAATCAAGGTTTTCGTCTAACAATATATCTTTTGGCATATCATACTATTTTACCTATTCCTTTCTCTATGGTTGCCCCTGATGAGACCGAAGTAGTCAATTTTATTCCGCTGTTTACTTCTACCTTTCCGGACTTTACAAAAACTTCTATTGCATCACTTAGTTTTTCCGCCATTCTTTCCACAGAACTGTTGTAATCTATTTCTTCCCCTTGTTCAAAAGTGAAGATTTCAATAATAGAGGCTTTCAGTGTTGCCTTGTCTAATCCTTGACCCATTTTAAATTTATTTTAAAAGCTCTTTAAACTCATTTTTTAAACTCTCAAACTCGGGGCGGTTAATCAGTCTGATAGTTGGTCCTGCATTGGTTGTAAATCTCATTTTTAGAATCGCCTCAAAGAGTTTGTCTATCAGTTCCGCCATATTCTTGTTATTGGCAGATATATGAACCTTGTCGGTCAGTTCTATTTTTGTGGTATCAGTTACCCAGAGGAACTTATCCACTTCATCGCAGGCAATAATCATCCAATCCTCATCATCTTCAATTCTTACCGCCAGCACCAGAGAGCCTATTTTAGGTATCTGTAAAAAACTCTTTTTCCCTGTCAGCACAGGGCGGAGTCTTACTTCTGGAATTTCTTGCCCGTCCTCATCTTCCAGTACGCATACCGCCCCGTTTTCATCTACGGACTTTACTTTTGCGATATTGCTTACCGCTGGTCCCGAGGAACCTGCTAAATCTCCGAGTTTTTGTCTTATGTCTTCTATTGTCATTTTGTAGGCATTAAAAGTCCAAGAGTTAAAGTCTGCCGACCTCCACCTTCCCCAAATTCTCCGGATACAGTATTAACAAAGTATCGCCCTTGTCTTTCATGGAATACTTTATCGGTAATTTCGCAGACCATTCCTTTTTCCGCATAAGGCACCAGGAATATGGTTACATCTCCCTCATAGCCTCTGTAATTTTCTTTGCTTTCCAGCCTTTGAGCTATTTCTTTCAAGAACTGAGCGGGAATACCTGCCTTTATCTTTACTTGCTTCTCGTTGCTGTATTTATCTATCTTTTGTCTTGCTTTTCTATGTTTTGTTGTTTTTTTACTTGAGTTTTTATCATCAGATTTCACTTTCTGAACTTCGCCAGCTTGGTCTTTTTCTTTGATGACAATTTTCATGTTTTTGTCCACCTGTCTTTTTTTCAGCCCGTCATCTTTGACCGAGTTCCAGCCTAATCGGATTTTTATTTCATCTTGTTTCTTTCCAAATAAAGTCCCTACATACAGCTCATTAAAATTGAAATAAACCGCGAGTTTACACTCTTTTACCAGCCATTCTAAAACTTGTATTCCTGTAGCGTTTTTAAAGCGTACATTTTTCAGCGGAATATCTGGCATTTCCTTGGAAAGTAAAATGTCCGTTCCAGCGGTTACATCCTGTAATAATTTCTTTACCGTTACAGAGGTGTAAGTTCTGCTGAATATAATATCATAGAGCTGGTAACTGTATCCCTCGCATTCTACTTCTACTGGTATCCCCATATTAACCCGCTTAACAAAGCCCATAAACCGAGTTTCATTTTTCCCATCATAACCAAGTTTAACTGTTACCTTGTCATCTTCTTTAAAGGCGTAAACTTTTTTATTATCCTCTGCATTCGCCGTTGTGGTAGCATCTGTTTTAAGGTATTTTGTCCTTGGAAGCGAAATCGTACAAGTATCAGTAAATGAATTAACCGAAGTCTTCCAGGTTACCTTATTCGCCTTAACCTTAATTCCTCCTATTTCTATATCGCTGGTTAGATAAAACATGTTAATTGGTAATGATTAAATCTTCTATATAATCTGTTTCACAACTTATCATAAAAGGGCGCACCCAATACGCTTTGCCTTGTACTTCTGGAAATTCCAGTGTCTCGATGGCCACTCGGCAGCTTTTCTCTAAAAAAAGCTCTGGATAACCTCCGTGAAGCTCTACGGGTTTATCAGATTCAAAGAGTTTTTGAAGTTTCATTATATCCTCCTCGGGAAACTTTCTTCCTTTTCCGATAAGAAAACCACGAATGGTAAATCGGTAGTCATCAATATTAAAACACTCTTTTACGGTGCCTTTACGCTCGCTCACGGGTGTTCGTACAATCGTTTTTGACAGATTAACTGATACTGTGCAATTTTCTATCTCAATAGTTCCACTATCAGCATTACTAAGTGAAATAGGAAACCATATATCATGCCCGTAGGCTCCTATTTTATTCAGCGCTATGTTATTCCTATTGTAGTGGATAGTTCCTTTTGGGTGTGGATTTTGAGCAATTCCCGAATAAGTTACATCCTGCGTCAGTGGTTTGTCTGAATCTTTTGGCGTAACATAATAAGGGGCTTTCCCGAAATAGGTTTTATAAAGCTCGTGTAAATCAAATATCGTTATCATACTGTCTTGGCTCCGTTATATAATACCCTTGCTAAACACTCTAATGTTATTTTTTCTAACTGCTCGGCACTTTCTGCTCCACTCATTGTAGTAAATTGGATGTTGTCAAAGAATTTACCTACATGGATATTGACTACTTTTGGTCCGCCTCCCGCAATGGTATCACCAGCTTTTTTCTCTGATGTTTTGTTTTTCTTTTTCTTCTCCTCTACCGCTCCAATGGAAGTGTCTTTAAACCTTGTCAGGTCTGCATGGTAACTCACATCTGTAGGCGGTTTAGGTAAGTCTTCCGGCGGGGTTATCTTGGTGTCAATTGTTACAGTCTTGTCCTCCTCTTCACTTAACCATCCTTTGACCATTTTATATGCCGAATCTATTGCTGTTACAATAGGCTCAATGACATTATCCCAGAGCCAAAGAAGTTTTTCTCCTATCCATCCTACCATATCAAAGATTTTCCCTAGAATCCAGCTGATGCCTCTAAATAAATCTTTTACTATTTCAGACTTGGCAACCCACTGCACGACACTTGTAATAATCTTGGATATGGTAACAGTAATCCCCCTTAGGAAGCTCCATGTATTACTGAATAATTCGGAGACAATATCAATCCATTCTCCCCATTCTCCTGTACCACTAACCAAATTCGCTACATAGTCAATAGCCTGCCCCAATCCATCAGAAACAGCATTGATATAAGGCTGTAATTGTTCCAGCATCGGGGAGATATTCTGGGCAAACTTTATCCCAAGGTCTAAAAACTTATTCACAATAGGAGAAAAGGCATCGCCGATGTCGGTTAAGCTGTCTGCTAACGCTCCTTTCAGCGTTCCCAATTTCCCTGCCATGGTTGCGGATTGTGCCTCTAAAGCACCCTCGTAGAGTCCGCCTTTATCCCTTGCCATAGCAAGAGCTTTTGCCAGCTGGTCATAGGTAACCTCCATTTCCTTAACTTGGTCGATGCTCTTTCCTGTACTTCGGGAGAGCATTTCATAGATGTTAATTCCGACCATACCAAACTGGCGGATGTCCATTGATGTTGCTTTTCCTACGGTCTTAATCTGTTGCATGTTTGCCGCCATTCGGGAAAGCTCATCATTTCCGCCTCCTACGGCAGATATAGCATTAGCGAGGTTCATCGCATCTTCCCTGGCATCTTTGGCATTCATCCCCGCAGAGATTAACGCCCTATTGGCATTCAAAAGACTGTCGGCATCAAAAGTGGTTGATTTAGCATCTTCCTTAATTCCTTTATACGCCTCAGTAGCTCCTTCTTTTCCTAAGAATGTAGAAAGCCCTGCGATGGCCTGTTCTTTCTTCATGCTTGCAGAAATTGCTCCGCCGATACCATCTTTTACCAGACCAAGGAAAGCAGAGCCAGCATTCATCGCAAACTGTGCCGCCAAAGTGCCTTTAAAGACATTGCCAAAACCTCCGTTTTCTGAAGCTGTGTTACCTCCGATGTTTCCGGCGTGTCTTGAAGATAAGCGCTGCAGAGAGGCAAGCTCCCTGCGGGCTTCTCTTATCTGGGAGGGAATAGTAGAGTTTCTAATTACATTTTCAGCATCCCGTATTTTTTTCTCAATCTCTGAAAAGCTCATGCTGAGTGTCTTATTGCGACCCGTAACATCGTTAATATGCCTTCCCATACGGGCGAAGGTGCTTTGAGAGACTGAACTTAACCGATTAAGCCCACCGCTCATGACATCTTTCATCTTTATGGCAAATTCTACAATATTACTCATCTCTATAATTCACTTTTGATTGTGCTTTCCAAATTTCAAGGGCAATACCTGTGCGGTAGAAAAATAATTCTTCGCCCCATTCTTTGAGGGCATTCGCCCCAAACTGCATACTTCCGAATACAATTAAATAGTCTATTCCTGCTCTTTCTTCCTTAAAATCAGCCTGTCCTTTTTCACTAAGCGCGAAAAAACTCGGCTTTCTTGGTCTCTAAGATGTTATTCATCTGGAGAAACACTGATATAAACATATCTTCGTCATCTATCAGCTCAAAATCTCCATCAATCCACAATTGTTCAATTATCATGGCTACCGCCTTACTCATTCCGTTAGTGCCGATAGCAGTCATATAATCGCCCAGGTCATCTGCAGTTGGAGGTCTAAGAATTGCCCTATAATCGCCTACAGCAATATAAATTAGTGGCCGTCCGCCGTATTGGGCTTTGTATTCATCTAATTTTTCTTGTGTAAATCTATCAATGAAAGGCTGAAGGTTGATTTCTGTTTTTGGTTTTTCCTGTGTTTTTTTATCCTCTTTTGCTTTTCGTGCAGCAAAAGCACGGTTTAATTTTTCTTTGCTCATTTTTCTTTAATTTTAAAGTATTGTATGGTCTATGTTCATCGCTAAAAAAGGAAGAGAAATTTCTCTGTATTTAGCATTCTGCTCTAGTTCACTGCCCGCTTCGGTAAATGCCACCCCCGTAGCTGTATAGGTTTTTATAGGGTCGGTAAGCCATTTTTTATAAGAGCAGGTAATAACAATCGCTTCATGAGGCACTTCGGTAATATCTGAATATTGGGCAGTCTGCGCAGCCTTATTGAGGGCATCAAGTTCAAACCCTAAAATTTTGATACTCCCTTCATACTTTACATTACCATCCATAATATCTAATGGCTGGCTTCCCGCCCCGTATAGATGCTCTTTCTCTACGGTCTTTTTAAAAGAAAATGCACGAAGTCCCTTAATTGTTCTGCCCAAAAGCTTGACTTCAAACTTTGACCAGGCACACTCTTTTGAGGTTATATTTACATTTGCCATTTCTTAAATCGTTTTTGTTAAACCAAGATTTACCACAATCCAGCTCAAATATCCAAGAGGCTGTATTTTTATCTGAACCGCCAGCCTGCTGGTATTGATAATGTCCTGCTCCACCGGAACAATCACATCAACTCCGCTGATTTGTTCTTCCATATTGGAACGGATTTGAGACTTTATCAAATCCTCAATATATTTAGCGTCGGCAGCGTGAATATTGCCGTTAGCTTCCATTCTTACGGAAGTTTCTAAAAATGGAGTTGTTGTTGCAGCAGCTAATCTTTGCGCTTTATCTATTAGCCTGCCGTGCACGAGAATGTGGAAATCGTCCTTTCCCGCCATTTTATCAATCCCGAAGAAATATCCTGCGGCGCCATCTCTCCTATGAAGCAGGATGTAACCTGCGTCACTAAAATTGTCTAGTTCTGTAGGAGTAAATTCTTCTAAAACACGGTTACCGATATAGGCCTGTGTAATAGAGAGCACGCCATTTTGTCCATTGCCGAGCTTTACATGCGCCCCATACTTACAGGCTCTGGCAAGTGCTAAACCTCCCGAAGCAGAGTTATCTTTTTGGCTGCTTCCTAAGACTACACCCGCAAAGGTGTTTTCTCCATCTACTGGTTTATAGAAAGGATTAGCGGAAAGATTAGCCACCCGTCCCTCGATGAGAAGTCTAACAGGTCGGTTGATAGACTGCTGATATTCACACAATGGTTTAGATTTAGTCACTGCTTTCTCTACATCAGAATCTAAGAATCCCGTTCCTGGTGTGTAAGAATCTGCAGGGTTTCGGCTGACAAAAACGATATTAACACGCCCTTGGGAAAGAGTGAGCATTTTTTTCAGACCATTAGCATTGGTTGCCGTAACCATCTGCTCCATGGTCATGGTATCTTCCACTCCCTGTACCCACAGTTCCTGGTTTCCGCCGAGTTCATCGTAAAATTCTTTGATATGGCGGTGCAAATAAGGTTCTGCAGTTTCAGTGTAGCCTTTCTCTACGGCATCATCATAGGAATACACCGTCTGGACTTTGCCTATCAGCGATGAAGTCTTTGCCGTACCGATGATACCTGCCGTGCTGTCCAGCACAGGCACCTGTCTCTGCAGGTTACCCTTGCTGACATTAACAATTACTTTTGGTGTTCCTGCTGCCTGCATTATTTTTCTAATTTAGATTTAAACTCTGTAAGTACACTAATTAAGTCTTCTGCATTTGCTTTTCCTCCTACCTCTAATTTAAAGTAAGATGCTAGAGACTTCATCTTGTTATAATTCTTGGGAATTAACTCCAAGTTTTCAAGCTCTTTAATTTTCTCGGCTCTTTCTGCGTCTTCTCCTTTTGGAGTGCCTGCATCTTGCGGGGCATTGTCTGCGGTATTAGAGGTATCCGGTGTATCGGGAGACAACGGCTCTTTTCCATCATCTACTTTGTCCTCATCAGCAGAGTTCTGGTCTGCCGATGCTTCAGCTTCCCTGCGGGTAAAGGATTCTATGGTTCTATCTTCCAAGGCAGAAGCAAAGCTCTCTGCTCCTTCTTTTTTGTGAAATACCCTGCCATCAGCAGTGATATGACATTCATTGCTGTGATGACGAGCGAAATAGTCTATCGCAGCGGCTGTATGTTTTTTCATAATGTTTTAAATAAATTTTAAAGTTATTTTAAATGACCTTTTTCCATTTTAATATTCCTGTAAGGGCAAAGAGTGAAAGGATAAGTATAAATATTCCTCCAAGCCACATCAAGGCCGAATGATACCATTTAAAGGGTTTTTCTATATAGATGGGTATCTGTTTGCTCTCATGCTCATTCACATACTTATCATAGAGTTTAAGAGCTAATTTTTCGGCTTCCGCCTTGCAATCTATCGTGAGTTTATTGCCGCTAAGTGCCACCTGTGGAGGTTGTAATATCCTGCCTCTTGGTGGGTTTTTATAAATGGTTCTAATCTTGGGTGTTCCTCCCTCCGGGCAGTCTATCATGACCTCAGTCCTTACGCTGTCCCTCTGGGTCACTACCACGGTGTCTCTTACAAGGGTTTCCTTGGTAATGGTCTTTGTATTCTCTATGATTAGCGG